CGACCAGCCCGAAATACTCAACCACATTCACGGCGGGAAGAACGCGGCCAAAGCACCCACGGGTACGAGCCAACAGTTTTTGCATACGCTTGTCATGTGCCGGTAGATGGGCTTACGAAGGATTGAACACAAAGCTGGCCGCAGGCGGGAGGATCAGGTCATGACTAGAGATGATGACTTGGCCCCTATCGTTGCGGATGGGACTAATCCGCAGATGATTCGCAGAGCATTTGAGCGTTTGAACAAGCGCGTCGATGTTCTGCGTGGAACCATTGATAGCACAACAGCTAGCTTCTCGATCACCGTAACCGGCTTGCAGGTTGGCACTTTGAGTGGAGTCTTGAAGGCGAGTGGCGGCACAGTTTCTGTGGCAACCTCTGGGACGGATTATCAAGCTGCGATTACTGGTTTAACAGAAGAAACAAGCCCCGCTGGAACCAGCTTCGTTGGGCTGCATACAGGTTCAGCGTATAAGAAAACAAAGCTTACTGACATTTGGTCAGCGGGCTTTACCCAGCAGTCTCATATTGTTGACGCGGTCACCAGCCATACAGTTACCGATCCTGCTGATAGTCCTGCTTCGGCAGACGCACTTAGAGATGACTTGGTGACAAACACGATCCCATCAATTGAAAGTCAACTAAACGCTCTTGGCGTTAAAATAAACGCAGTTATAACTGCTCTCGAAAACTCAGGCATTACAGCAACATCGTAGGTAGAACAATGACAAAAATATCTGCATTACCACAAGCAACCACCGCTGCATCAGCCGACGAGTTTGTCATGGTTCAGTCGGGGACTACCAAGAGGGTAGCTGCATCTGTGTTAACTTCTGACGTTGCTAAGTTCGGCGAGTTGTACCAAGAGGTTGCAACAAGCAAGTACACAGCAGCTCCTGCCAGCATTGGCTCTGACCCTACATCCAACCGTATTACGATGAGTGACACATCCGACATGTATGTTGGAAGGCCGCTGAGGTATACCTACAACTCAGTTGTTTATTATGGAATTGTCAGCGCGATAAGTGGAAGTTCCTACATCGATATTGCTGGAGCAACACTCAATACTACTCAGGCACTTACCAAGCTCGAAATCGGTCACAGGAATGCTGTCGTTCAAATGCCATTTTTCATATCTGGTGTGTACGGAAATGGAACAGTTGCAACGCTTTTAGCAACGGACATGAATGCATATGTTCGGTGGAAAGAAAGCCCAGCAGCTTTAGCTTCCTTCGATGTAACTCATAAAACAGCAGATACCGGCGGTAGTCAGCCGAAGATTCAGGTTTATCTCAACGGAAATGCTGTAAGCACTCAAAACACCAATCAGGGTCCAGCTGTCAGCGGTACGCCAGGGACATGGACGGCCAACAGTGCAGTTGCGATCAATACATCGAACTACTCAATAACCTTCGATCAGTCGATTGAAATTGGAGTGACGGCAGGAACCAATTCAAACGCTGAAAACTTAAGCGGCAACCTTGTATTTGTTCTCAAAGGCTAGACATGTTTAAAAACGGCATTCCCCCAACAATAAACTGGTCTTCCGGCGGCGGTGGCGGCGGTGGTGAAACTACTTACGCCGTAGCAGCAAGTGCAGATGATGGAGTATTTACTGCCACTAATCAGTCGTCTTCTTTCCCATCTGGTTTTATTGTTCTCGGTAACAGTGCAACCGATGCAAAAACTCTTCGGGAGCGAGATGAAGACTTCGGGATGTACACCTACACAAAAGCATTCTTTAGGTTTCAGAACATCAATATTTCACAAGGCGCAACGATTCAAAGTGCATATCTAAAAGTCGTTTACTATTCAGGAACCGGAACGACTGACTTGAAAATAGTCGGCACAGACGCTGACAATGCGTCAGCACCAACTCACGCTAGCGATGGAGCCACATCACTTCACACTTCCGCTGTAGTTAGTTGGTCAAATCCATCGACGCACAGCACAAATTATCAGACTTCACCTGACATAAAAACGGTGATTCAAGAGATTGTGGATCGAGGCAGTTGGGCATCAGGCAATGCGATGATGATTCAGACTTATTACGACAGTGGAGGGTCTACGAAGCAAGAGAGAAAGGCACGCACATATGATTACAGCAGTGCTGCGTATCCAGCAAAATTAGTAATCACGATCTAGGAAGTAGCGATGATTAAAACTGGAATACCCCCAATTTACGGTTGGTCGCAGAGTGGTGTTACACAAATCTTTCAGCCGACAGATAGCGATCAAGATGGAACGTGGACCAAAACGAATTTCTCAGGGCATAGTCCTCCTTCGGGTTCAGACAATTACAACAGTGATGGCAGCGGTGGTTCAACTGGAATAGCTGGCGTGACTAGGTATCCAGATAGCGACGATGGGTCAGTGTGGAAAAAGGCATGGTTTCGTTTTACAAATGTTTCCGTAGCTCAAGGAGCGACTATAAAAAATGCGTACCTAAAAGTAATTATTAGCGCAGCATCAGGAAATGATGTGGCGACGATTGTCGGAGCAGACTTAGATAACGTGTCTCAACCGTCAGGAGGTGGCGGCGCGCATTCATTGCACACATCTGCGTCTGTTGCGTGGTCAAACCCCACCGCAAGTGGGACTAATTACGTCAGCAGCCCAGACATCAAAACCATTGTGCAGGAGATTGTTAATCGATCCGGTTGGTCGAGCGGCAACGCAATGATGATTCAGGTTTACTACCAGAGTTCAGTTACGGGCGATCAAAGTAGGAGTTTTTTGCAGTGGGACACAAACAGCAACACATCTCAAGCAGCAAAGTTAGAAATAAGCACCTAACCTAGCAACCTACCCCCCCTCTGTGGCTGCTGGTTTTTCGGTGGAAATCTGGGTGCGAAAGTGCCATGATGCGGCTTTATCCGCCACCCAAATCAAGAGATAGTGCCATGGTAGGGTACAACACAACGCGAAATTACTCTCGCGACGACGATGGGAACATCCTTGGGTATTACGACACTTCGCCTCGGTATGGTGGCGGCACAAACTTCACAGGCTACATCAACGGTGAGAGGTTTACCGACCGAGTGCTGTATGAGGAAGCTTTGAAAGGTGGCGGAGCAGGAAATCGCCAAGCCAGAAACCTCGAAACCCTAATCAATCAATACCAGCTAGCAATGGATGAGGCCAATGCCGCCAACCAAGCGAGGTATGAGCAGGGAATGGGGATGTACGATGACCTCATTTCCAGCAGCCAAGAGGGCTTCGACCAGCGTCTTGCTGATCTCACTCAGATGACGGACGCCGATTTGGATGCAATTATCGGTGGGTATCAGGATCGCTACCAAACGGGCATGGATATTTTGCAGGGGCGAGCGATGGACTCGATGCGTGGCCGAGATCGTCGTCGCGCGCGTGCTTTGGCTGCTGATCGAAATCCCGTTAATTTGCGAGCAAATCCTGAACTAGCGGGTGCTGTGGCTGGTTCTCTCCAGCAGGGTACTAATCGCGATTTTAACGAAGAGGACGCTGCTGCCGAGGACGCAATGAGAAGACGGCGGTTTGCCAATTACCGTGCAATGACCGGCGAACAGCGAAGGGCTGAAGATCAGTATCGACAGCAGCGAACAGCGATGATCAATGCTGCCAAAGAGCAGCAATCTAGAGCAATGCAAGATTTGCCTAAGCAGCAAATTGGTTTTGTGCAGCGACGACAAGACCTTGCTCCAACGCTCGACAATATTGCTGACATCGCAATCGCTTCCGGCACGGCAATGGGTGACTACAACATCCCGCTTTTCAAGACTCTTTAAATTGAGCCGAGGCTTGCAATGCTTTTCAATTACCAGTTGCCTATGGGCCAAGAACCCGAGGGTGAGCAGTTCAATCCTTTGCCAACGCTAAATAACAACGCCAGCGTTGATTCTGGAATGAGCCTCTATCCATCTGCTCAGTCCTATGATTCTCCATCAAATTTTATAGGGCAGGGTCCGGTGCAGCTTGGCGCAGCACAGCGTCAGCGATTAAATCGACAATACGATGGTTTGATGAGCCAAGTAGGCCAGCAAGCCGTCAGCAGCGGCTTGTACAACACAACTGTGCCAATCACCCAAGAGCAGGCTGTTGAGCGAGCTAGAGGGCAAGCATTGACTGGTTTTGAGGGTCAGTTGATGGACGAAGAAATGGGTGCGTACACTGGCATGACTGGAGATGCGTTGCTTTCTGAGTTGCAAAGTCGATTATCGCAAACAAGCGAAATTGATGCGGCCACATCTCAAGGAATCGTGGACAACATTAGTAACGTGCTTGATCAGATTGCTTTCCTTGAGGCGAAAAACGAGAAAGGGCCGAACCTCGACAAGCTCCGAGAGATCGTTTCGCTACTGGGGCAGTCGATGGCAGAAACCAACGGTGTTCCTTCAGTTGTGTTTCCAAATCTCGGTGGTGGCGACGATGATGAGGAGAGCAGTCCCAAATTTAGAGATTCACCTGGAATCGGAGAAAATCCGTTTCAGCCCGACTACGAAACCATAGCGGGTGTAATGGACTCAGTTGCCGCAAGCAATGCAAATGTACGGGAAGGTGACATAAAGGGCGACCTCGGTCTAAGGTCCAACAAGTCAGCCGGTACTGGCAGCGGTGGCGGATCAAACGCTGGCGGTGGCATCGGTTCTGGCGGAGCTGGTTCAGTCGGGAGTGTCGGTAGCAGTCCAAGCGGGAGTAGCTCGTCACCAACCACATCTGTTGGGCCGTCTTACCCCAGTGCCGCCGCTGGCACTCTCTCGAATCCGGCAGCTCAAGAAGAGGCTGCAAACGCTGGCTTGAAACTTGGCGTTGGTGACAGTGGATTGCCTGCCGTAGTACCACCTAATCCAGCCGATTTTGACTCAGGCGACAGTTACGCAGCGGCGTTGAAATCATACCAGCAGTTTAGTGAGAAGTATCCTGAATTTGCTCAGGGCGCTTTTCAATTTGATGATTATTACGACGACTCCAACCTAGATGCTGATGCCAACCCAATTAGTACCCCTGATCGAGAAATCCGCAGCGACTTGCCGCTTGCACCTGGAGAAATTTCCAAGAAACTTCCAGATTCAGATTATTGGGACCGTACAGACGACGACATGGAAGAGCGAAAGAAAAAAATCAAGCAATGGAAGAAGCAATACCCTGGCACTCCTTACGGTTACGACCCCGAAGAGTGGCGAAGGATTATGGCAGACGACTACGACACTGATTGAGAGTTAAAAAATGGCAATAACAATTAACTACGGGCCGTCAGCAGCAGCTTTGGGTAGTGTCGCTTTCGATGCAGGCCGTGGCATTGAGAAACGCCGCCGCCAAGAGTCTGATCGCGAGTATGGTTTGCGCGCACAGTCTCAAGCCTTTGCGATGCAGCAAGCCGCGTTGCAAGAGAAGGCTCGTCGTCGCCAAGAGCAGCGGTTGATGCAACAGCAGATGTTTGATCAGCAGCGTCAGCGAGCAGTTTTTCAATCTGGTCTGCAACAGCAAATGTTTAATCAGCAGCGGCAGATCGCTGATTACAACAAGGGGATGCGTGACCTTTACCAGAGGACAGCGTCCCAGACTCCCGGCTTGCTGGGGTTAAGTGAGGATCAGGTTCTCGGCAGGAGGCCGGGGCAGCTGAGTGCCTATAACCAGCAGATGCTTGATTTAGAAAACGTGCGGATGTCGCGAAACGTCCTCATGAATTCTTTGAAAGAACTCAGAGAAGCAGATTCCAAGGGACGACTAAACGCTGCTGGCAAGGCTGAGTTAGCGAGGTTTAATTCTGCTTATACAAAGTCAATGCAGGAAGTGTCAGGTTTTTCTCCTCGCGAGCAACTGCAAGTGTTTGATCAGTTGCGGAACCAAGCAGACGTAATTGCAATGGGGCCAAACTTTACTCAGCAGCAGTTAGGCCCTGCAGAGAGCTTTGCAAAACAACGGCTTTTTACCGGAGAACAGCTAGGTGTTCCTGGCGACAACAGTTACTACTACTTCGATAGCAAAGGCGAGCCACAGGCATGGAGTGGTTTGCAAGGCTCCGGCACAAGTATGTCAGATGCCGACCTGCAGCAACTGCTGGAAGGCGAAGATTCTCAGCCGTCTTTGCAATCGAAAACTCAGGCTGAAGGCGAAGATGCGCAACGCACAAAAATACTTGACCGCATTTACCAGTCTAGTCAGGGCGGGCGAGCAAACTTAACCCCTCAAGGTCAAGCGATTTTCGACGAGTATCAAGCTTCCGTTCTTTATTTGCAAAACCTAAAAGACGCAAGAGACAATCCAACTAAGCCACTTAATGAAGCTCAAAAAGCCGCATTGGATAGTATGATTGCAGATGCTGAGAGTAGGGTAAAAGAGAATCAACTCGACATGGCGCAACTTGCCAAGCTGCAAAGCGCAGGAGCGATGCAAAGTCCAGCTCCAGCAGCAACGCCACAGGCTCCAGCAGCCGCTACTAGTCAAAACCTGCCAACTATTCCTTACAGCCCAAGAATCGCTGCAGCAGCTTTTTTGACAAACGAAGATGTAGCGGGAGCAGATCTGTCTGAAGGGCAAATGCGACAACTGCGAGTGGCAGTTCAGTACGACAATTTGCCACTTCCCGCCAAAGAGCGGGTAAAGCAAAGTCTGCGCGACCCAAAAAACAAAGACCTGCCACCTGCATTAGTAGCTCAGTATGCGGCCTTAGGAAAACACGACATCCGAGAGGTTGCGAAGAAAGCCAAGAACAGCAAGAACAGCAATGTTTTTAATGAATCTATCCAAACAAGCCAGTTTATGGATATGCGACCACTTTCATTAGATGAGGTGGTAAAGCTTTACGTGGATGGCGGCAGTACTGGCAAGTTCTTGCCCGAAGCTTGGTACGACCCTGCTACGGGTGACGTAGGTAAAAAACAGCAGTTTCTAAAAAACATGGAAGGCAAGTTGTCGCCTGAAAACCAGACGCTGCGAGATTTCATTAAGAAACAGCAAGATCGACAGCTGCAGGGCATAGGCCCTCAATACGTAAAGTAAATATACGTTTTCTTCGTAAACTCAAGTTTTGTTAATAAGGTGCAAAAATGCCGCTTACAGATGCGGAACGCAAGCAACAGGAATACGAAGAAACAATTCGCAAGGCGGCGCAAAACGCTGTTTTAAAAAAAACAGATCCAACCGCTGAAGAATTTCTTCGGTCATACTTTCGCAACGCGGCTGTTGCTAGGCTTGCGAGGGCTGATGCTGAAGATCGCGAAACTTCAGGTCTTGTTGCTGAACAATTTGCCCGTGGAATGTACCAGCCGATTACAGGCCTTGCTGCTAGAGCTGCAGGTTTTCTGCCAGAGCAGACGAAAAGAAGGCTTCGTGGATCTGGGGCAATTCCATACGGTGATGCTGAAACAGTGCAAGCTGTTGAAGGTGCGTTTCAATCTGCAGCGTATGAGCGTTACCCAGAGGGGAAGTTGGGGGGCGCACTCAAGATCGGCATGGCGGTTGGACAACAGCTTCCAGCTATGATCGGAGCGGGCATGACAGGTGGCTTGCCTGCTCTTGTCACCTATTACGGAACAACCAGTGCCAACGAAAGCTACTCTGAGGCAAAAAATAAAGGGATTGATGATGCAACAGCTCTTAAATACGCAGCGGTGGCAGGAGCGACAGAGGTTGCCGTAACATCTGCGTTTGCCGGAGCAGGGAAATTACTAGCTGGATCGAAGGTTGCTCCAGCAGGGCTGGGTGGTGCTGAGCGGGTTGCTGCTAGTTATGGAAGCAAAGCCAAAGAAACAAGCGAGGGGGTCTTGAAGGCGTTACTTCCTAAAACCCAAACTCTGGCTGATTACGGATCAGAGGTGGTGGAAGAGGTGGTGATCGAAACGATTAACAACCTTGCCCGCGCGGGTTTTGAAGTAGACATGGAGGCAGCAGATAGAGAAAGAATGGTAGAGTCTGCTTGGCAAGCGGCTCTGCAAGCTGTGGCGATGACTGGTGCATTAAAGACTCCTAAGTACATGGCTGATGTTGGTGGTCAGATCAGGGACAAGGTGCAGAGAAAAGGCTTTTACACTGACGAGGTAACAGACGGCAGCGAAATCATAGACGCAGCCAAGTCGCCGGATCCTGCTCCTGAGCAGCAAGCTGCCCAGCAGGAATCCCCACAACAGCAACCTGAAGCTGAATTTGACCCACTGCAGATTGCATCAGACTTTCTTAACAACAACCGAACAGATGTTGACTCTCCAGATTTTCAAGCAGCTAAAAGTGTATTCGCACAAAATGAAAATCCCGATGCTCAGGAATTTGCCAAGCAGTTAGAAAAAAAAGAGTTTGAGATACGTGCAATCTTAGCTGCAGCAAAGAACGCAACGCAGCCTGCTGCTGAGCCTCAAACAGCTCCCGATGCAACTGCCGATCCAGCAGCTACACCTGAGCCAGAAGTCGCTGAACCGTTAAGTGCAGAGGAGCAGTTCGTACAAGACGGTACGGTTCCAGGGGGCATGCTTGATGCGATAGCTACGAAGATATCGCAGGGAGAGGAGCTAACTGGCTTTGAACAAGATGTTCGCAATGCCAATAGCGAAGATGTAAACAGAATATTGGAAGAGAGAAAAGCAGCTGCTGCTCCAACATCTGCACAGGAGCCAGAAGTAACTCCCCCCGAAACGCCACCGACAGATCCGTTTGAAACAGTAGTAAAAGGCTTTGAAGAAGCAATTGGTGAAGGCCGCACGTTCAACGAAACAGAAAAATTGCAACGCGCGCAGTTTGAAGCTGGCGATGATTCGTCTATAACCCAAGGGTTCGCAAATCGTGCTTTTAATCAAGCCGTTGCAAATATAAAAGCAAGAACAGAACAAGGAGCAGAAGATGGAGAAGAAGAAGCTGGGCAAGAAGCAGCAAGACAGCCAAGAGTTGATAGAGCAAACCCAAACAATCGTCCGGAGGTTGCAAATGTTGGTAGACCGGGAAAAGAAGGCACGCTCAACCTTGCAGACGGAAAAACAACAAAAGTCCGATATTACGTAGTTGAGGCCGATGACCTCACTCCATCACATGATGCAAGAAGAAATTACCGAAGTAATCTTTTAGAGGGAGAGGAAGAAAACGAGCGTGCGTACGGTGACACTGATCAGGGTCGAGCTTCTCGGGAAACAGTACGAAATATCGCTCAGGTAGACCCAAGCAAGGTGGAGCTGCTCACTTCCGACAACCCAACCGCAACTGATGGGCCTCCCATGGTTGAAGCACTTGGTTTGGTTCTCGGTGGCAATGCACGCGCCATGGGCATGCAGCTTGCGTATAGCAACGAAGATAACCCGGAGGCTGCTGCACGACTTAAAAAGCAGATGGTAGATTCCGCAGCAAAATTCGGGATAAACCCCGACGATGTTGAGCGTATGGATCAGCCGATCATTGTTCGCGAATTATTAGAGGCAGATTCCTTTGCCAACCTAAGTCGCCTGCTTAATGAAAACCTAACCACTGCAAAACCAGCAGAGACAGAGGCAGTGTCGAGAGGCAAAGCAGTTTCTGTCGATACTGCCAGAGCAATTGGCTCAGCAATGCAGTCACAGGGCGACGAGTTTCTCTCGATGCGAGATGTTCTCGGCAATGCAAAAATTGCTGGCAAGATAATAGACCTTCTTAGGAGTGATGGTGCGTGGACTAATGCAGATAGCACAAGGTATCTGAATGCACAAGGAAACCTTAACGAGGACGGCAAGAATGTAATCGAAGCTATGCTGGTGGGCAGGGTTATCGATGACCCTGCGATTGCAGGTGCAGCACCGCCGGTGGTAAAGCAAAAGCTTTTGTTTGCAATGGGTGCGATAACGGCAATGAGTGCCGATGAAACGCACGGAAAACGCTTTGGGGAAATACTTAAAACAGCAATAGAAGCTTATCCCGAATACAAAGCATCGGGCCAATCTGCATCAGAGTTTTTCTTAAAGCAGCAAAGTTTAATTGAGTTTGCTGGGCAAGGTGATCCATCTGTCATGGCTGTTGCAGATGCTCTCGAAAAGCTTCCTTTGCGCAAGTTTAGAGGTGCAATGAAGGAGCTAGCCACTGCACTAAACATTAATGATCAGGGCCAAATGGGCTTCTTCGATGATGGCTCAACAGAAACAGATGTTGATACTGCAATTGCTCAGCAGTACGCCGAACGAACACAACAACCAACCATTGGGCGAAAGAAAGGAAAACCAGATGAACAACCATTGGGGGATAAGCGAAAACCTGACAGTACCGATAGCAGAGGGCCAGACGCAGATCAGCCGAGCGGAGTACGAAGACCTGCTGGTAGAGCAGATGAACAAAAGACTGGACGCGGAAGTGATCCAGAACGTGTGGATGGACCTGACGGGGGAACTGATAGACCTGGACGAACCGGGGGAGATGATACTGCGGATACCACAGATGCGGATGGTGCTGGGGTGGGAGGACAGCGACGATCTGAGCCAAGAGATGCAGATCGACCCGAAGCAGGTGGGACGACCGGGGCCGATGGAGGAGGACAGCCTCCTGTCGATGGTGAACAACGCGGATCGGGTGAGGTAGATGAAGAGTCTGGTCTTTCTAGCGATGCAATGGAAAGCATCAGACAAAAAATGAAAGCGAAGTTTGCAGAAGATAAACCACAGGAGAAACAACCAAAGAAAAAACGTGGAGTCCAAAAGAAGAGCAGCGAAAAGCAGCCAAAGCCAATCTCGCAAGAAAAAGCTAAAGCACAGCAAGATGTGGACGACGCTGCGCAAAAGTTAATTGACTTGGTGAGAGGCTCAGACATTCCGAGTGATACAACAGACATGCTAGCTGGTCTTCCAGCAGACCAATTAATTGATGCTGCAGTCGAATACGTGTCGGCACAGCTCAAATTAAAAGCAATTACGTTTAGGGAATTTGCACTTCTTGCGATTGAAAAATTTGGCGATGCAATAGAAGCATTAGCACCATACCTAGAAGCTGCGTGGCGGGTCGCACGAGAGATGGGTATGACAAAAGAAAAAGCAGGCAAGATCTTAGATTTCCGAGAAGCAGCACAGTCTCGTCCAACTGCCGCTGCGTCACCTGCACAGCCAACCGGCGATGAGTTTCAGGTTGTTTACAGCCCTTCGTCTAAGGCTGGGGCATTCGGCACGCTTCTCCCGAAGAACCACGAGGATGCTGTAAACAAGGCTCTCGCTGAGCTTGCCGAAAAGCATGGGTCAGTTGATCAATTTGTTGGCGACAGGCTTGGTTTTACTCCAGAGGAAATGAAAGATGGTCGCTTATCCGGCGAGCAGATAGATGCCGTTGCACTGGCGATTGCAGCCCATGAAGGAAACCGTGCGTACATCAATGGTGATCAAACCGGAATAGGAAAAGGTCGCGTTGCTGCAGCCATGATTCGTTACGCGCAGCACCACCTAAAGAAGGTTCCTACGTTCTTTACGATTGATCCACCGCTATTTGCCAACATGATGGAGGACTTGGAAGCAATAGGCGTTAAAAACGTGAAGCCGTTGATGGTCAACGCAATCACAGGTTCAAAGGCGATTAAGCTGCCTGACGGAACAACCTTAAGCCAGGAGCGGGAAGATTCTGATAATAAGCTTACGCAAGTTGCCGAATCCCTTGCTAAAGGAAATGCTGCAAAAGCAGATGGAGAAACGTACAACGTCATTTTTGCAACGTATTCACAGTTGAGTCCAGCACCAGACGGTGAGTACAAGCGAGTCGCGTTGCTTCGCAGTATTGCAAAGAGCAGCTTTATGATATTGGACGAAAGCCACAAGGCTGGCGGTAGTGCTGCTTCAGGAGCTGACAGCAGAGATGGCTCGCCTACTTTAGCTGGCAACATGCGTAGAATTCTTGCCAACGCATTCGGTGCTTATTTCTCAAGTGCAACTTGGTCTAAGTCTCCAGCCACAACTGACCTATATGCCCTGACGGGCATGGCAGCTGCTACTTACAACAATGCTGCATTGCTTGCAGAAACTATTCGCGCAGGTGGCGTCCCACTGCAGCAGGTAAACTCGCAGATGGCTGTTGAGAACGGCACGATGATGCGAAGAGAGCGTGATTTCACAGGAATAGAGTTTTCGCCACAGGTGGTTGAGGTTGACTTAGACCCAATCGACAAAACAGCGGAAATACTGTCAGCAATAAATGCCTTTGACCAAGAAAAGAAAAAAGTCACAAAGCGGCTGCATCGCCACCGCAACAGGATGAACGAAAGTCTGCCGAAAGGCCAGACGATCACTAAGGTTAGTGACACGAGGTTCACGCAAAGATTAAACGATGTTTCGTCAGCACTGTTGCTTGCGCTTAAGGCTGAAGCAACAGCAGATGCAGCGATTGATTCACTGGACAATGGAGAATCGCCGGTTATCTATATCGACAATACTTTTGAGTCAATGCTTGTTGAGTACGCAAAAAGCAAAGGCATAGAAGTAGGTGAGGAAATTGACATTACTTACAAAGACTTCCTTCTTGATTATCTCGAAAAAGCAAGGACGGTGACCTACACTCGCGAGGTTGCAAATGAAGAAGGACAGATAAAAACAGTTAAAGAGAAAAAAAGATTACCAGACGACGATCTGCCGGAAGCGATGCTTCGTCAGTTTAAAAAAGCAAAAGAGCTGATCGAAAAAAGCGACATTGACCTACCTGCTTCACCCATCGATGCGATCAGAAAAAAACTAGAGGACAACAATCGCAGCGTGGCAGAAATAACTGGGCGTAAAAATGTCATCAATTACATTGACGGTAAGCCAAGGTTGAGCAAGCGACCTGCGGCGGAAACAGGACCACAGGGCATAAACAATAGTATCAATGGTTTTAACAGTAAGAAAATCGATGTTCTTATCATTAACGAAAAAGGGGCCACTGGCGTAAACATGCACGCTAGTGAGCAATTTGAGAATCAGCAAAAGCGAAGGATGATCATTGCTCAAGCAGCGAAGAATATTGACACGTTCATGCAATCACTAGGCCGTGTTAATCGAACAGGCCAAGTGGTTAAACCCGCTTACAACCTGATCATGACAAACGCACCAGCTGAGACTCGCCCAGCCTCGATGCTTGTCCAGAAACTTGCTGGGTTAAACGCAAACGTAACAGCTTCAGACCAAGGCAGTGTCTCATTCGACACGCCGAACATCTACAACAGGATTGGTGACAACATCGTCGCCGAGTATGTCGCTGAACGCCCATCTCTCAACGATGAGTTGGGTGGACTTGTTAGGGTCAACAGGAACAACCAGCCCAAAAAAACAGAGGGTGTTGCGTTAAAGGTAAGCGGTCGAATGATAATGATGCCGCGTGCGGAGCAGGACGCATTTTGGGAGGCCGTCACCTTTGCATTTAACGAGCAAATTGCTGCTCTTGATGCAATCAACAAAAACCCCTTGTCTGTCAAAACAGTTGACATGCAAGCAGAAACCTTAGAGACACTGCAAATTTTTGAGGGCGAAGCAGACGCGAGCAACGTGTATGAACGCCCAGCGTTTTTGGAAAAGGTGAGTTCTGAAAAGCAAGGCGAACCATATTCGTCTAATGAGGTCACCGAATCCGTACATAAGTTTTATGGTCATGATCCGCAAGGAAGAGCAACGCTGCAAGGCTCTTCCAATCAGTGGCTCGACAAGACAATGCAACAAGTTGAGTCGCAGGTTGAGCAGAAGCTTGGTGAAATCAAAGACCCCGCCTCACGCAAAAAACAGGGAAGGCATCAAAGTGACCAACTGCAAAAGTTGCGGGAACTGCTGTATAAGTTTGCTCCTGGTAAAAACATCATGTACGTGGAAGGCGAATTTCTTGAAGGCCAAGTTAACTCACTCACTGATGGCGTAGTGCTTTCTCTAACACACAAGTCCAAGTCAGGCTTTGCGACAGCTAGGTCTGGTTGGTTTGCAGAGATTGCTTTAGCCAGCCCTGACAAAGTAATCAGCGTTCCGTTGTCTAGGCTCATATCGTCTGAGCCGGATCAAGATTTTGCGGTTCTTTCGGGCGACGGAAAGTTTATGGAGCAACGTGTGCTTGATCGCTTTGATGAGCCATCGTCCAGCAACAAAGAGGTTCGGTACATTGCCACTGGAAACCTGCTCGCTGCGTTTGCGCTTGTAAAAGACGAACAGGGCAGGGTTACTTTTTACACAGACAAAGAGGGCAATCAAAAAACCGGCATCTTGTTGCCTCGCAAATTTGTCTTCGCAGATTGGCAAAAGAAACAGCCGATAGCAGCATCGACTGTTTCTGATGTGCGGGCGATACTTGCCTTGGATGGTTTTCTTAAAACACCTGATGGCATTGTCACAATCACTGCACCGAACAAGTTCTCTGCGCTGCAGGTTAGTTTCAAAAATGACCAGATGCGAAGCAGGGCTTACCTCGAAGACAAAGGCATTACAGATGCTGCCAAGCAGGACTACGAGCCTTACGGCAGTGGGTACGTAAAGGTCACTGTCAGAAAGCGAGCAGATCAAGATGCTCTCATACAACATCTGCTTGATGCATATGGCGTAGTTTCGCCAAAGCAATCAGCAAACGAAAAAGCTACGTGGACTGACGAAAAGATGACAGTCCCGTCTATGGAGCCGGATGCGAAGCAGAAGAGGCTTGGTGGCAAGAGAGGTCCGAAGACAACACAACAACAGCAAAAGCGTCTTGGGGCAAGAAAAGCTGTTACCGAGGAAGGTAAGGCTTTGCTGAACGAAATCGCTAACGATGGCGACAAGCGTGAAGTTGGCATGCCGAGTATTGCTAGATTTTTGATTGAAGCTTTCGAGGGCATTCCCTTCTTCACAAGAAGCCAAACAACAGCCAAGTCGCCTGCCTTGTTTCGCGATCAAGGCTCAGCAATCTTCACGCGATCATCTGACTTCAGTGGCAACCTGCATGAGGCGGGTCACGCGATGTACGCAATGCTCACTGACACGAACCCTTTGTGGTTGTTTGAGAAGATGAACGACATGGCAGACCTTGCTGCCAAAAACATGGAAGACGGTCTCGCTAGTGCGCCCACCGCCAAGGAAGGATTTGCAGAGTTCGTAAGGTTGTTTGTAACTGACCCAGCGAGCCTTGACCCTGCGTTGAAGCGAGAAGTTGAGAACATGATCGCTAAGGTAGACGTTCAGGCTTTAAACGTCTTGCGTGATGCAGCAATTGCTCATGCTCGTCACATAAGCAGGCCGGAAGCAGAGCAGGACATTGCAAATAGAAACGATGCTGCTATGCAATCTAGCAAGCTAGACAAGTTTATGCAGGGTGCGAAGATTGGTGCTGTGCATATATTTGGCGAGGGAAATGTCCCGCACATGATAATGCAACAACTTTACGCAAAAGCCACTGGAACAAACGCTGCTGAGATGGCAGACCCGACTCCGCTCTCTAGGCTGATGCGGTCTGTTTTCAAAAGACGCAGCGCACAACAGCAGAGAAATGCAGAAGAAGTCGCAGCGGAAATGGAAAACATGCACGACACTCCCGCTGACTTAGATCGTGCGCATGCAGATAGACTTCGCGCTCCCGCTGAGATTGGTCAGGCGTTGCAAGGCTCAAAAAGCTTCCAAGGCATCGCTGTGATGCTCGGCGACAATGGGTTTGCAAATCTCGATGATGGAGATTTAAACAAGCTGCGTCGTGCTGGGTTCAGCATTCCAGAAAGAGCTGACTTTGCTAGGCAAGGACAAGAGCAAGTTTTGCACGACAAGTCGCTTCAACAAATCATGGACTCCATCCCAGATAGCGAGTATGCAGAATTTGAGCAAGCCGCAATGGACCGTGCAGCAGTTGAACGATGGGAGAAAAACCAGCAAGAGTATCCGGGCAGAAATGATCCTGCGACCCCTCATAGGCATCCTGCTGCATTGAAGAAGTCAGTGGACGAGGCATTCGCAGAAAACCCTCATTGGGAACAAGCGGCTGCTGATATCAAAAAGTTTATGGATCAATCACTTCTTCTTTCCTTGCTTTCAGGAACTAAGTCTGCTGACGAACTAGCAAAGATCATTACTGAATACAAATACTACGTACCTCTGCAAAGGCAGCAGGGCGATGTTGGAGCCGGATCGCGAGGCAGCATAAGTGCTTCTGATCCTAACTTTGGGATTTACCGTGCGTATGGCTCGCTCCGTCCATACTTGAATATTGAGAACTCCGTAATCAATCGAATTACGCGGGCAATTGGTGACTACCACACAAACGCTGTTAACCGAGCTGTTTTAGAGTTCTCTCGCTCTATCGCAAATAATCGCGCATTTCCATTTGATGTGCGCAAAGACGCTGAGCAAATGATGATACCGCTCAAGAAAGACATAGCGGTAGCAGCAAAAATACCCAAAGAGGAAATGGTAAAAATCGCTGCAAACTTTGCTAACAGGCAAATCCTTACGGATTCCGGCGTAAATGTTGATGGGCTTAAGGACAGCGAACTGGAAGCAAAGTTTGAGGAAACAAATAAGTCGCAGTTCTTTATAAAACCAGAGAACATAAACTTCGAGGTACTTGGTCGCACAGAGTACAGGCAAGTTCGGCCTAACATGCCAAGTGTTCAAGGCGTTTTTGAAAATGGCAAGCTGACTTATTACCTAGTTAACGATCCGTTAATGAACATGTTCATGCGAATGAGCGTTGGTGACTCGCGTACTGGAAAAGGTGGTAATGCGTTATTGAAGTTCATCACGAGATCGTTTAACGAAGTCGCTAAGCCCTGGAAAGAACAATACACACGCACGCTAGGGTTTTTAGTAAACAACTTAATTCGCGATGCACAAACAGCAATGGTGAATCACCCCGACATCGACGCGAACAAGTTTGTTCCTTACATGTTCCAAGCTCAAGCTCTAATGGCGCAGCTTGGAATTGGCAAAGGAGCTGAGTTCGCTGACATGGCGAACAAGGCTGCAGAGTATAGGGCAAGCTATGTTGATGCAGCAGATGCTCCTGCAAACAAAAAGCTGCTTAAGTCGTTTGTGAATCTGATAACAGATGGAATTTATAGAGAAGGTTTTCTTGGACAAAGCACAGGCGAGAAGGTGACGAGCCTGTTTGGTATTGCAAGTTCAATAGTGCTGAAGCCTATGGACATCATCACGACCTTGACAGGCTTAAAGAAAGCTTCGGATTTTACCGAATCGTTAACGCGAAAAGGTGCGTTCATCGTTGCTAAGAAAAAAGGCTTGTCTGATGCTAAAGCGAGAGAAAGGTTTGATAAGATTTCTGGGAACTTCGCACAAAGGCAGTACAACCGCAGTGCCGCCGAGCTGGTAAAAGGCATGGGCTTTCTGAATCCAAACCTGCAAATCTTATCGCAGCTAGTGGTGTCAGTCACGCCTTGGAACCCAGCTAAGCGTCACAAGCTAAACGCCTACATGGTAGCTAGCTTGGTTGGCGTAGGCATCGCTTCAAAGATAGCAGAGATAATGCTTTCAGAAATGCTTGAGGACGACGACGAAAGATACGACAGGCTTTTGAGAGCAGCCGAAACCCCTGAGCAAGAAAAGCTCCGAAGCATGGCAATACCGCAACCTTGGGGCGGAACTCTCCGGCTTCCTTACGACAATAACATTACGGGTGCAATCGTTTCGTACGCAGCAAATACTTTTGGCGAGTGGTACTACGGAAGCGATTTCATTGCCGATTTGCGTGGAGAGAAAGCAGTCAAGACTGACGTGGATTCCGCAGAAAGGCGTTGGGAGTTGCTAAAAAAATCGGCTGGCTCTGTTGGCTTCAACATTGGTTCTTTCTTACCCCCTAGGGTTGGAACAGCTGTTGAATTATCAGCGAACGAAAATTTTTACCTAGGGAGTGAAATCGTCCCACAAAACCTATTGGACCGCAATTTAGGCAACGATCACATGGCGTTTTACAACTCAACGCCTGAGCTGTATGTATGGGCTTCTAATAAGTTGAGAAGCATGCCGTTCTTTGAGCCATCTGTATCGCCGCTGACTATCCAGCATGGCTTCCGTGGGCTGACTCACAGTTTCTACGACGACACTATTAAGTATTTAGACAAAGTAAAACGTGGCGGTGTTGACCACCTCAAAGACAACCCGTTTACACGAGGCTTGCAAAACCGAGATCCTCGCGGCTTCTACTCTAGAAGCGTGCAGCGAGTGATGGACGATGTCGCGGAAGGCAGGAAGATAGAGCTTGAGCTTAAAGACAACAAAGGCTTAAGCAATGAGCAAAAGGCGACACAAAGGAAAAAGCTCAAAGAGCTGCAGGAAATCATGGCTGTTGGTAAGCAGCTTGAAGAGTTGCGAGCGGAGGCGAGGCTGTACGCGATGGATGATGAATTACGCGACCCTGTAAAAGAAGCAGAAATAAGCAGGAAGATGTCTGACATTGCACGAGGATTTATCATGGATGATAAGCGTGACATCAGCTACATGAATGCTTACTTCGACGAGCAGATGGATAAGGTTACTCCTTACCAGCCAACCAAGAACAAGGCTTACAAAGACGGCAAGGGATCCCCGACTCTGACGATGAAGCCTGTCCGTCCCGGCATAGCTAGACCAGCAGCAGGTTCAGTTGGAAATGCACAGGCAAAAGCACAATGGAAAAAATACGACGAAGATTTCACCGCGTACAAAAAGTCAAGCAAGAAGTTAGCAAGCTTTCAGCTGGACATGGATCTTGCTCGTGAGTTTACCGTTGACTACATGAAATGGCTGGCAAACAACACGGATCAACCTGGCGTTCCTGAGAAGATTGATGAGATTTTGAAGAGCGAAGATCTGTTGAAAATTGTTGACCCTAACAATGAGCCATACATTCCGAGGGCAAGAAAAGGTGTGGATCGAGTCAAACAGTTGCGTGAATACTTGGAGGCTAAAAAAACTCGAAAGCGAGCAATCGCTCAGGCACAGCAGTTGTACCAAGTTCGCAAAGCTATTCTTAAGCAGCGTGATTTTCAAAAGGCTGCAGCCGAGCAGCAGGAATTAGAGAGGCTGCAAGAGGTGAACCCAGCAGCTAATTGATTTATTCTCGTGCAACTGACACAATAGCAGTTGCACAAGGAGCCGCTGATGCCTGAAGACAACTATTACAGGGATGCTGAACTATTGCGGGTGATCGACGGCGATACCTTTGTGCTGAGCATTGATCTAGGTTTCGGGATTTGGGTTCGTCAGCACGTAAGGCTGGCTGGCCTCGATACACCTGAAGTTCGCGGAACGGAGCGTTTGGCCGGAAAGTTTGTGGCCGAGAAGATTTCGGAGTGGCTCAGCGGGCGAGTGAGTTGCGTACTAGCGTCGAAACAATTCTCAACCGGAAAGTACGGGCGTTGCCTCGGTGAGATTTATTTTGGCGACCTGTCAATTAATCAGTGGCTGCTTGAGCAGGGACTTGCGTGGCAGACAGATTCGAGCGGAAGAGTTGCTGCTCGCGATGTATCCCATTTGCACATTCCCCCTGGCATCAAGCAACAAGTGAGGGAGGCTCAGGCATGATAAATAGCAAAGAGCAGCGAGTAGAGGCTCGCAGGATCGCGAGGGAAGAGTATCTCGCAGCTGCAGCCGTGTTTTTGACCCCATCTAAGCACGCTGAGGCACTGAAGGAGCAGGCTGTTGAAGCCACACGCAGGCGTTTGAAACAAAACAGGCGATACAAGAGCTTGGTCGGAAGCTTGCTCTTAGCAGTACTGATGAAAGTCGTAATGAAGCTCATCGAGCAATGGATCGAGGAAAACCTTTTCTCGGCGAGTGAAGTTCCAGAAGAGTACCAAAAATCGGAGCATGGTTATGAATGAGATTAGCTCGAACCGCGCGTTCAGGATTATTATCGGGAGCTTCGTGATCGTGGCTGCCTGGAAATTGTGGCGCGCTAATTTCTTCGCAGCCTTCATGGCAGAGGATAGTGAAGGCTTCAGTGATCCAGCGTTGGTGACGCTGGTTGTGAGCGTTCTGCTGAGTAGTCTGGAGTTGGTTGGCATACTTGCGATCTTCCTCTGTACATCGATTTTGGCTCCGGTAATTAACCCCCTTGCTGACATGGCAGGAGAGCTAAAAAACAAGCTCAGGGACAATTTGTCCCTAGGCCAAAACGAAAAGCCGCAAGTCCTTGATACCAATAAACTTGCAGCAGTGCTTCAAGGCCTAAAAAACAGATTAGATGACATCGAAAAAAAGGTGTCAGGAGATGATTGATATCACCTCAGAGAAGGGGCCAAGAACACGGTTTCCGACACTTGTGATTGTGGTGTTGCTAGCAGCGTATTGGTTTTGGGTTGGCAGAAACGAGCCAACGCCAACGCCAGTGCTGCCGAAGCTGCAAAGGGTTGTGTTTGTGACCTGCCCAGAGGCCTCTACGCGGCAGGAAATCATCAGCAGCAGCCAAGTTATCGACTCGATCCTAGACGCGCTTAGCGTGGATCGTAGGACCGTTCTGGCTGACAGTGAGCCGGAAGAGGAATGGCTTGAGGAAGCACTCGTCATCGGATCGGGCCAGTGTCCCTGCGTTGTTTTCTGTCGAGCAGATGGATCGTTCGACGCTGTGCCTACCCCCGAAAGCATCGAGGAGATGAAAGGTCTGATTAGAGAGCGAACCAATGGACTTTGAATTCGGTTTTACTGGCTATGAACCACGCGATTATCAAGAGGTTCCGTTTGGCTCAGTGTTTGATTCGGCTGAGTATCAGATCGAATTGTTAGACCGTAAGCATTGGTGGGAGCTTTGGCGGGAGAGTGAGGCAGCAGAAAGCACTCCAGCCCACCGACATAAGAAACACTGCCAGATTTTTAGCCAGGGGGCTTTCCCTTTTTGTTGGGGTTGGGCAGCTAGCAATGCCGTGATGAATCTTCAATCACTACGATTAGATCAGCCACGCTTGCTCAATGGACACTCCACCGCCTGTTGGCGAACGGGATACAAAAAACGCGGAGGCTATGGGGCCGAGGCGTGCAAAGCTGTGAGTGACTTTGGTGTGGCGGAGTTCGATCTTTGGCCTGAATATTCCATGAACAAAAAGCTCGCAAAGAGCCGTAAAGTGCTGGAAAACGCGGCAAAAAACAAACTTGTTAGTTTTTACGAGCTACCGCGACCGACCGGCGATTGGGTTGTTAGCTCGCTGCTCCAGGGCTACCCCGTTGTCAGTTGCTTCAGCTGGTGGCGACATGCTGTGCTTGCGGTCGGGTTGCGATTCAAATCACAGCAAGCTGCTGAACGCGGAGAGTATGAGCTACTCGTAGCAAACAGCTGGGGTGAACGCTGGGGCGACGGTGGCTATGGGTGGCTTACTGGTTCAAAAAGGTTCCCAACGGAGGCGTTGGTTGCTACAGACTTAAGGTTGAGAAAATGAGAATCACGAAAACCATGTTGATCGAAGTTTGCCTTGGCCTCGTAGCGTTGCTTGCTGTCTGTCTTGTTCTCGCGTGGGCATCGCAGGGCGTCTCACGCAAACAGATTCAAGATCACACTGAGCGCATGGTTGAGCCTATCGTTCCAGAGCTAGTTGCGCCGCAGGAACCAATTGGCAATGACGTAAACAAGAAAAACAAAATTTCTCCTGATTCAACATCTGCTGATTTAGGGGGAAATGACACACAAGCAGAAAAAACTTTCAAGAATTCAACGCGAAGGGTTGGAATCCTACGCCGCATGCTATATCGTCGTAGCCGTGCAACTATCACGGAGTAAGTTGCAACAGCAAAACAGGAACGGTTTGCTGAACTCCGCACGATGCGGTGTTAAAGATGGAGTTAAGGCGATGGGAGATTTTGCGGAGCAAGGTAGTGCCGAGTGGTTTGCTGAGCGGCTCGGTATTCCTACTGGATCTAAGTCCGGCCTTCTTATTGGTAAGGGCCGAAGTGCTGAGTTTACAAACACAGCAATTACTTATCAGACGCAGCTGGTCTGTGAGCGGTTGACAGGGCTGATGGCCGAATCAATCGACAACAAATATACGCAGCACGGCCATGCCAACGAGCCGCTTGCTCGTCAGCTATTCGACTTCCACAACGACGATGGATTTGTTGTCGAGGAATGTGGATTCATTCGCCATCCCGAAATTGATAATTTCGGCAGCTCGCCAGACGGGCTGATTGACGGTGGCTGCATTGAAATTAAATGCCCCTACACGGTAGCAAACCACATCCTGACTATCGAATCAGGTCAGGTACTTAACGCTGACTATGGCTGGCAAATACAAAGTCATATGGCTGTCACCGGCACTGACTTTTGCAAGTACATCTCTTTCCATCCTGATGTACCAACTGAGCTTCAGTTGTGCGTAATCCACGTTACACGCGACGACGAGATGCAAGACAAGCTTGCGGATCGTATTCCGAGGTTTAACGAGCAAATTGACGAAAGAGTGCAGGAAATAAGAAGCAAGGTGGGGGAATTAGTAGATGCCTAGAAAGACATTTGTTGGCGATGATAAGCTGGCGATTTGGAATGCTGTAAAGCACACCGATCCTAAGTATGTAAAAAGCGTTCCGATGGGGCGGCGGTCTTTTTCCGCAATTGACGGCCAGTATCAAATTGAGCAAGCAACGATCCTGTGGGGACCGTATGGCTCAACGTGGGGAATGCGCGAACTTGAATTTAAGACAGTGGAGATTCCTGGCGTAGCTAGGGATGGGGCTTACACACAAACTCGTGCGACACTGCACTGCGTTTTCTTTTACCCACGCCAAAACCAAGAGTGTTGTTTTGAAATAATTAACGACATCGAGTGGAAAGGCGACGACACTTTGAAGCGGTTGCAGACAAACACACGGTCAAAGGCCTTGAGTTGGCTTGGCTTTGGCAACGATGTGTTTTCTAACAAGCACGCTGACTCATTGTTCGTTAAAGATTTAGAGACAAAGTTCGGCGAAGAGGACGCTGTATGCGTAAACATCTTGTCAAAGATACGTGTCGCTAAAACCAAGAAGCAGTTGTCTGCTTATAAAGGTCGCCTAACTCAAATGATAGCTGAGCAAACTCTTTCGGTGCTGAGCGGAGAGCAGCTGCTTGCCGCATGCAGTGACCGGCTTGCGGAGATCGACGAATGAAAATGCTCCGCATGTACATCAAAGATATCTTCGGTGTCAAAGAAATTGATTTAGACACAGCTGGCCTTTACTTCATTGGCTGTGGTGGCGCAAACGCAGCGGGAAAAACTAGCGTTTGCCACGCTCTTTTACTTGCTCTTTGCAAGAAACGCGACCTCGATTTCGACACAAAAAATGTCATCCGTGAGGGTGAGACAGAAGGCCGGGTCGTTGTTGAACTGACAGGTGATGAGGAGTTGATGGAGGATGATCGCATCACTGTCGAGCTTGTCTACACTAGAAAAAGCGACAACCGAATCCACGAGGAAATTAACGTCTTCGATTCAGTCGGCGACTCCAGCCCTGAACCAAGGACGCTATTAGATCGCCTTTTCAAAATGCGGGCGATGGATCCGTTGAGTTGGTATCAGAAGAGCGAAGAAGAGCAGCACAAGACCTTGGCAGACTTGGCGGGCATCGACCTTGAGGCTTTCGACGCTGACTACAGCGAAACCTTCGAGAAGCGAACCGGAGTAGGGCGGGACGGAAAGCAGCTCGCTGGCGAGTTAGCAGGGCTGAAGGAATATAAAAACGTGCCTGCTGAAAAGGTCAGCATTACTGATTTGATGGCAGAAATGGAGCAGGCCCAGCTCGTCATGCACGCCAGGACTGAGCTAAATAATCAGATCGCCAGCAAAAAAGATGCAATCAGTTTTTATTCGGAACGAATTGCAAAGGCAGAGGCTGAAATTAAGACTTTGAAAAAAGAGATCAAAGAGTGGACTGGGCAGGTCGCAAAGATTAACGATCAAAGAACAGTGGCAGAGGAAGAGCTAGCCAAGACATCGTGCCAGTCTAGTCGAATCAATGAGTTGCGTGCTGATATTGCTTCCGCTGACGCTACAAACAAGCGGATCGAACTGAAAAAAAAGCGAGACAAAGTAGAGTCGCACTTGAATGAAGCTCGCGAGGTCTACAGGTTGATGAGCGACAGGTTGCAAGAAATCAAACGCGAGAAGCATGCAGCCGTTGCAGAAGCATCGTTGCCTGTGGACGGCTTGCAACTGACAGAGAACGGGGTGCTGTTAAACGGCTTGCCATTTTCGCAAGCATCAACAATGCAACGCATCATGACAAGCACACGCATCGCGATGGCCGCAAACCCAACGCTTCGGCTGCTGGTTTGCAAGCACGGTTCAGAACTGGATGTTTTTGCATTGCAGGCCCTGGAGCAACTTTGCCGAGAGCAAAAATTTCAAATGTTAGTTGAAATTGTAACTCGATCAAACGCTGATCGTGATGTGTGTTCATTGGTTTTAGATGGCGGTGAAGCGGTAGTGATATAGGACAAGGAAGAGCAAGGAGGTCGGCCAAGGAGGGCCTTTTTGCAACTTACTCAGGATAAGTGGTAATGAAAATTCAAAGCACAAAATTTCGTGACGTAATTGACCCATTGAGCGACGAGGAACGCACAGGCCTTGAGGCAGACATCATTGCTAATGGTGGCCCCAACGATCCTGTGTGGCTGTGGGGTGTTCACATTGTGGACGGCCATCATCGTTACGACATCTGTACCCTGCACGATTTGCCTTATCAAACAATCCAAGTCTTCGAGGATGTTATTGACGAGTCAGAGGTGCGTGGTCGCATACAAATGCTCGCGGCTAACCAACGCAACCTCACCGCTGAGCAAGAGCGAAAGTATCGCGTAAAGGCTGTTTACGCTTTGAGCGAAACGCGAGAATCCTACAAGGCAATCGAAGAGGTTGCGAAGTCTTCTGGCATAAATCCAAAAACCGTTCGCCGCGATTTAAAGAGGCACGAGGCTGGGCAAAGCCTCGCACCAGAACTGCAGGGCGCAGACTTTGTTTACAAGCGAATCGACCCAGACACCCTTGAACTGATGGCGAAACTGGAGCCGGAAGTACAGGTAGAGATTGCAGAACGCAACGGGTACGAGGCAAACAAAATCGCACAGGACGTAGTCGCTCAAAAGACGGTCAAAGGATCGCCGGTTTACGATGCTGCGAAAGCTCGAAACAAGCAGAGAAGGAAGAAGACACACGCAAAGCGAGAGACTCGCGGCGTGCTGCAAGGCTTAGTTAATGACTTAGCTGAACTTAAGAAATCCGCAAACAAAGTGCGCAAAGCAATCGGCGTGACTGATGGCGGATGGTCACGCATGGAAACAGCTATCGATTCGGTAGGAATTCAAATTCAACAGTGGAGGGAGACACTTGAAAATGACAAGTCGTGAAAACTATGAATGGCACAAGGCACGTATCCGCGAGGCAGAGAACTTTGTTGAGCTGAACGAGGCTGCTGTTGACATTGCCTACGACAAGTGGGAGCAGGAGCCGTGGACAAAGAACGAAGATTGGCTCAACGAACTAAAAAACGAATACAAGGAAAAGTCGAATGGATTCGGTGACAAACAGGATCGGGGACTTTCAACTGAGCGAAGGCCTTTGGGATCCGCAGGTAAAAGTTCTTAAAAGCACTTTTGATCAAATGGAACCGGGGAAGCGGCTTATTGTTCGTGCCGGAACTGGGTGCGGAAAAACAAGAATGGCAATGGAGCTGTTCCTCTACGCCCAGAGCAAAGGCGTTGGTGGCGTTTTTTACGTCAATCGAAAGCTCCTGCTGCCTCAGACGCTTTCGCAGATGGAAGCTGCTGGCTTGCCATGTGCTGTACGAGCTGCTGAGTACGAGCATTACTTTGACGCTGACATGCCGTTTCAGGTTTCGTCAGCCCCAAGCGAGCAGCAAAGAGTTTTTAAGTCTGGCAAGTGGAATATTCATGATGTTGGCGAAGGCGGGATCGTTGTTATCGACGAAGCCCACATACAAAAAACAGCGACAGTAAAGAAGCTGTTGTACTACTACATGAATCGAGGCGCGATCATCATTCTTCTTAGTGCTACGCCAATCGCGATGAAGGACTGGGCCGATGACATCGTTATTGACCCATCGATAAAGGAATGGCAGGAGGCTGGAGCTATTGTGCCAGCGGTAACGCTGACAGTTTCACAACCTGATCTATCTAAGGTTAAGCGGGAGAAAAGTGGGGAATTTAAGCTTAAAGATAAACGCATTCGGAAGATTTTTACACAGCACGTTGTCGCAGATTGTGTCGAAAATGTAGCGAAGAACTACGACGGGTCGCCTTGCCTTATTTACGGCCCTGATGTCCCCGGCAGCAGATTCCTTGCCCAGCAGTGTACCAAGCGCGGGATGAAAGTAGCACACGTTGATGCTACCGAAGCGATGATCGGGGACAAGACTTACCAGCTCACGCCTAGTGTGTGGGAAGACATAAGCAGCATGGTCAAAGGTGGCGATCTGATGGGCTTGTCGTGCCGATTCAAGCTGCGAGAGGGCGTTGACATTCCGTCTACTAGCTTGGTCGTAACGGCCTGCCCCATAGGCAGCTTAGCGAGCTACTTGCAGATTTGCGGTCGCGGCATGAGGTCATCGCCCGGCAAGACAAAAATGGTGCTTCAAGATCACGGTGGTGTGTATCACACGCACGGTTCGCCAAATGTCAATCGCGATTGGCGGTCGATTTGGAAGATGAGCCACGGGGTGGCATCGAGCCTATATCAAACTGAAATAAAAGAAGGTCGCGAGCCGGAACCGATTCGTTGCCCAAGCCCGCCGGTGGGCTGCGGTGCTGAACGCAGGCACGGTCGAAAGTGCCACGTGTGTGGTTTTGAGCATCCTCGTTCAGTGCGAGTAGTCATCAGCGAACCCGGCGAGTTACAGGAAGTCCACGGCAACATGATTAAAAAGACTCGCCGCGTTATGCGAAGTGATACAGAGGCAAAGTGGACGCGAATGTTTTACGCATTCCGCAACAACCCAAACAACACTCGCACCTTTGCCCAAATGGAGGCCTTTTACTTTCGGGAAAATAATTATCGACCAGTAATCGACGGCACGCTCCCCTTCATGCCTCGTTACGCACACGATTGGAAACTACCAGTCAGTGATGTGCCGATGCATCGGTTAACAGGACGCAACAAAGAGGAGGTGACTACGCGATGAGTCACACACCTCAGCAGATGAGATCGTTCCGCAACAACCGACTTGAATTGATTCTATTGGGCATGGCTCTTGCCAAAGAGGGTGACCGCGAACGTATCGTCAAGTCTGTTAATAAAGAGAACATGCAATCGCCGCTCGTGCGCCAGTGCTTGGAATCGCTCGAAACGATGCAGCCGGTTGATGTGACGATCATCAAAGACATTTTACGCAACTGGGGCGTGCCAGTTGGTGACAGTCTTACAGACGCAATGGTTGCCTCTGTGAATTTGAGCAACAGCAGGCGACTAGTTGCGGAAGCAGTTGCTCTTGTGTCAGTGGAAAACGAAGAGACTGTTTCATCGCTCATCGAAGAAATGCAAGGTTGCATTGATCAGTTGAAAAAAACAACCGAAGGAGCGAGGCATGCTGAAGCTACTACAGCGACTTAACAACTTCCTATTTGGTGACGAGACAACTGTACCGGATGAGGGGAAGTTCTTACTGATCGGTGGGCCAGCTCACTTACAAATTCGTTACGCATATTTTACTGCTGAAATCATCGACGATGAGTCGGGGATCTACAGGCGTGACTTCATCGGCTTCATCGACGGCCCCACGTTTCATCAGGTTTACATTTACGAACACACAACGCGCGGCGAAGCAATCGATTTGTTGCTCAATCGGAGGCGAAATGGCGAGAAAGGTTGAACGCACGCGAGCGAATGGCGAGTGGACAGAGGCTAGGTATTTCGGCTTCATTCGATCATCGCTGAGACAAGCAAGCAGACGGTATCCACCTATTGCAAGACAGGCATTGGATGCAGCAAAGAGAAAAAACGAAAGCGAAAACAAAAGACTCAAGTGGGAGTACCAATGCTGCGTCTGCGGCGAGTGGTTCGCTCGAAAAGAAGTCCAGGTAGATCACATCATTCCCTGCGGATCACTGAGATGCTGGGACGATCTAACTGGATTTACGAAACGACTATTTACTGAGCCTGATGGCCTGCGAATCACGTGCAAAGCTTGTCATCAGAAAATTACCAACGAAGCACGCAATAGGAAAAGAGATGAGTAACTACATCCCCAAGCCCAATACTGGAAGTCTTTTTCGTAATGACAAGGCCAGTGATACTCACCCCGATTATCGAGGCAGCTTGATGGTCGAGGGGTTCGGTGACTTATGGCTGAGCGCTTGGATCAACGAAAAGCCGGATGGAAGTAAGTACATGAGCATCAAGTGCAATGCTAAGGAGGAACAGGCCAAACCAGCACAGAGCAATTCTGCGTCAAGCGAGCCTGATCCCTTTTAGTTGTGGATGCGCGATGAACGTGGCTATGTGGCGTGAACGGAAGGATCAGAAACGCCACGGCTGGCTTTACACAGACTGTGTCAGGTGCGGTCGCTTTCTCGGAAGGCGACCCGTTGAGGTTGAGGATGAGAAGGCAAAGCAAGAAGCATCGCCAACGATGTTTAGAGGCGAAGCCAACCCGCGAGGCTATGATTCGTGAGGTTGGCAAGTGCGAAAATTGCGGTCGGTCACCCGGCCACCGCAAAGGTGTCATGCCGCAGCTCGCGCAGCTGTGCGTACACGAGATCGCGAACGGCGCGTACCGAATGCAAGCCTTAGACAAGCGGTGGGCGACCCTTGTGCTTTGTTACCAATGCAATGGGGGGCCGTTCGATTGGAAAGGCGATTGGCCCGAATCGCGACAGCTGGCGTTGCTGCTTTGGCGGCGACCGCAAGACTTTGATTTGAAAGCATACAACTACTTAATTAATCCACGCGCACCGCGAAGAATCGAAAGAGAAGACATTGAGATGCACTTAGAACAACAATTCCTAAGCGTGACCGAGGCGGCATCCAGACTGCAAGTGGATCGCCGCACCGTTAACTCGTGGATTGAAAGCAAGAAACTTAAAGCAGTCGATGCAAGTCCAGATGATTCGTCGCGAAAGCTGTGGAGAATTCATATTTGGGACTTCATGGAATTCTTAAAAACCCGTGCAACTGACGCAGCGGCATCTGGACAAGGCGGCGACAACGGGTAAGTTGAGTGCAACCATAACACGCATTGAGGTGTGAATAGAAATGTATAGAGACTTAGACTTTAAAGTGCTGACGTTACAGGAAATTCATCGAGTGTTGGCTGCATTGCAAGTACGCCGCACACACCGCAGCGAATTAATCAGCGGCAATGGATGGATCAACCTGATTGTTTTCCGCCTTAGCTGCTGCTGCGGATTGAGATCTAAAGAAATCCAGCATCTGCGATTGAGCGATCTCAAACTAGAAGGTGATCGCCCGTTTATTCGCGTGAGAGAAGGTGCGACGAAGGGGAGCGGAAGAGGACGCCGGGTTCCTTTATGGTGGGATGAAAGCACTCTCTCAGATCTCACTGAATGGAAGCTGTACCGGCTGGCGACCGAAGACCCTCACGCCAGGGTAGTTCGTGCCAAAAACCAAACGCACGATATGATTCAGCGGAACAAGCTTTTCAATCGCTGGAAGAATTGCTTGAAGGTTTTGGGGGCAGAGCGTCAAAGCTCGCTCACTATCCACTGTGGTCGTCACACATTCATCAGCGTATCGCTTCACATGGGCAAGTCGCTTGTTGAAGTGCAGCGAGCTGCAGGTCATGCGTCGATCCTGACAACACAAATTTACTTGCATCTGATCCCGTCAAACGAACGGACTAACATTTTTTCACTGGAGCAGAAACATGGCGAAGAAGAGAACAACGCGGAAACGTCAGACAAAAACAACGCAGAAAGTGGAAGAAGCATCTACTCCCCAAGAGCAGCCTTTGCCAGTGGAAGAAGAGCAGCAGCCACGTGAAGAAATTGACAACTTGTCAATTGCTGCAGAAACAGAAACGCAGCCTGACCTTGATCCCGGCCAAACACATGTAATGCTGACTTGCGGAGACGATACTCGCACATCGACTTACGACAATGTCTTGGTAGCTGACGCAGCAGAGCAGCTTGCTGCAACTTACGTTCTGTCACTTAAAGCGTTCCCAGCGCATGACACGCCAATCATGGTCAAAGCAATCACGACAGATGCTGTGTTCGGCCCGTTCCTTGTTGACTGCTCTTTAGTAGTAGAAGCAAAAAGTTTAAGGGGTATGAACTGATGCATGCAAACGATCACAGCCCTGCCGCTGCCGGATATCGCGCGCAAATCTCGAAGATACGTAGCGTGGTCATGCGAGCCATGGATCAACGCAAACCTCTCAGGTTTCAGTGGCGAGATGAAAATGGAATTTTGAGAGCTGAAGATCACATCCCAGCCAAGCCGGTGGGGCGTATGGGGATCACAACGAATAACGGAGTAACGATAGCTTTCGAGGCTATTGAGAAAGTTTCTTGAGCATGCGTTTTTAGACGCTAGCTCAAAAACAATTCCGGTCGATGGACGGTGATCGCAAAAGCAAATGAAAGGGAACTGATACCGTGGGAAGTTCAACATCCCTTGATCATTCGGGTTCGATTCCCGAGCCGGAAATTTTAACGATGGGTAGCCTGTTCGCAGGCATAGGTGGATTGGAGTATGGGTTTGAGTCACATCCGTCCAAACGCTTTCGCACTGCATGGCAAGTGGAGTGCAACGCTTACGCGACCCGCGTTCTTGAGAAGCATTGGCCGACAGTATTGCGCCACGATGACGTATGTACTTGGCCGACTCCGACTACTCCACCAGTTGACATTTTGCTTGCAGGATTTCCTTGTCAGGACATTTCTTTTAATGGAAAAGGGGCTGGGCTAGATGGGAAACGAAGCGGATTATTCTGGGAAACAATGCGTATCGTTCGCGAAATGGGACCACGCTGGATCGTATTGGAAAACGTACCAGCCTTGCTTGCTCCAGGGCGAGGAATGGAAAGAGTTCTCGGATCGCTTGCCAGCCTCCGGTACGATGCGGAATGGTCAACTGTTTCAGCATCGGAAGTGGGTGCGCCGCACAAACGCAACCGCCTCTTTATCATCGCGTGGAAATACGAGGTCATGGGGAACCCCCCGCTTTTCAGAGTACAAGGACTGCGGTCCTTTGGGGAGCAAGTCGCAAGTTCACATGATCAAAAGGAGCTACCTCTGCGCACAGGTGAAACAATATCCGCCAGCGACAGACCCAACGGCGAAGCTTTCACCAGATTGGACCGAGTGGTTGATGGGTTTTCCCATTGGGTACACGAACCTCCAGTAGCAAGAGTTTCTTCGGGCGTTGTGAAGCGGGCTGATCGCATCAAATGTCTCGGAAACGCGGTAGTGCCGCAAGTGGCACAGGTGGTGGCTGAACGGCTTTTGCAAATACACGACGCACGTTGCGTCAAGTTTTAGTTCTGAAAAAGGATTTAAGATGACTGGTTTTGTTTTGGCAGCAGGCTTGTTTTTTGGTTTTGGTTTTGGCGAGAAGCAAAAAACTAGGAGTTGCCGCGTTGGTAATTGTGAGGTTACGCGAACCGTTACCATCAAGAAAGAAAAGCTGAGTGACGAGGAAGCGACGAAGGAGGAGGCTCGACAGATGAGCTTGCTGAAAAGGATGCATGTCTTCCGCACACCGCGTGGCTGCTTTGAGGGCTGCGGAATTAGCCGCAACCCTGAGCCGCCGACATGCAAACCGTGTCGCAAGATGCGGTTAGTCGCTGACTCAATCGTCGAGCGTGACGGATGGTTCTACCGCTGCCGTCTTTGGCGACCATTGGCAAAGTGATTGTCGAGTTAACAAAGGTTGAGATGTTTAGTGCGGCGCAGGCTGGTTGCTTGCGCCGCATTAACGCTTTGTGTAAAGATCTGCCAGAACCTTACGGCACGCCCGAAACGGGATTGTTTGACAACGATGTCGAATCATGTGGTGCAGAGATGGCAGTGGCGAAAGCGTTTGGCATGTACTGGAATACATACCCTGGCGAGTTTCGAGAGCTGCCGGGTGATGTCGCCAACCTTGAAGTGCGATCAACAAAGCATGTGAACGGTTGCTTGATCGTTCACAACAGAGACAAGGACGATAGACCCTTCGTTCTGGTCAGAGGATCCATGCCACGATACGAGGTTGCTGGGTGGATGATGGGCAAAGATGCGAAGCAAAGCAAATGGATCCGTAAGATCCGTAAACGCTCAGCGTTCTTTGTCCCAGCCGATCAACTGCACTCGCTTGCAGATCTGAAAGTAATTCCACAAAAAATAGAGATTGCTCCTTCTGCAACTGCTGGAGAGTAAGTTAAAACCAGCACTGCAGGCTTGGCCTGTCTTGACGCTCTTGTCGCCAGCGTAAACAGCGACACATGCAGCCCTAGGAGCAGGGGCTAGCCGCTGCTGAGAACCAGCACCGTATCTTCTTCGCCAAAGAATTCTGCCACAAAGACTGATAGCTTCCGGTGGATGCCGGTTGCCAGCAAATAATCAGCAGGGGTGGGCCTTGGGTAGCGCCGAGGACGAGAGTGACCTTCCAATTGGAAATCTGGACCGTAGGGACTTGTTGCGCTTGAACCTGCTTCGCAGGAGTCATTGAGGGGGTTGTGTGAGAATGTGTTTGCGGGCAACGCTGAAACTTGAACAATGAGATGCAGCCAGAAGGAGCTGCCATGCGAGTTTTAGTGATACCGGATTTGCACTCACCAGCGATTGAGCCGCGTAGTTTTGACTTCGTAAGGAGTGTTCAGGACTACTACCAGACTGATCGCGTTGTTTTCATCGGTGACATCGTTGATTCTCACCAATTGAGCTTTCACGATAGCGAGCCAAGTGCGCCGAGTGCGGTAGATGAATACGAGCAGGCTATGGCACAGCTAGAGCCTTGGTTCAAGCACTTTCCCAAAGCCGACTTCTTAATTGGAAATCATGATGCCATCGTCCATCGACGAGCGTTTTCTGCTGGTCTGCCGGAGCGTTTCATCAAAGACATCGCAACGCTGCTGTCTTTGCCAAAGAAGTGGAAAGTCACGCCACGGTATGGGGCGGCGCAGATAGACGATGTGTTGTACTTTCACGGCGAAGTAGGGCCACAAGGCCAAGGCATCCCAGCTCACAGACACGCCCTGCAGCAGATGCAATCCGTTGTCCAGGGGCATCTGCACCAATCAGCAGGCGTTATCTTCAGCCGCACGAGCCGGGGTAAGCAGATCTTCGGCATGCAGGTTGGCTCTCTCTGTGACCCAGATGCCATCAATTTCTCATACTCAAAGAAATATGCCAAAGGCAGTCCATTGGGCTGTGGGGTTGTTCTGGACGGCGAGATGGCGATTTTCGAGGCGATGCCGTCATGAGCGATCTGCCAAAAACAATCGACAACATAAAGCTCGGTGGCCGCGCGTGGCGACTCACCTTTGTCACGGCACGAGAGCTGCCACCTGATTGCTGGGGTGATTGCCGGGTCGATACGCCCAAGGATGAGATTAGGGTGCGAGACTCACACACGCTGAGCGACCAGCATTTCCTTGACACACTGATACATGAGCTTTTGCACGGTATCTGGTTTACGGGGTTGTCAGAAGAAATTGTTGAGACATCTGCAACAGAAATAGCTCGTGTTTTGCTGCGATCTGGGCGAATATCGGTCAATCGGCACAACGATTCCTGAAATCGTTGTTTCTCGTTCCCAAAATCGGTAATGAAAATCGCGGTTTGTGTCATTTTGGATACAAAAGATACAAAAGGCTGCAAAGCCGCACTTACTTTGAATAAGATTTACTAGTACATTCTGAGCGACAAAAGATTTTGTCCCCAACAGACTGACGGAACAAGACAAACAGATGGCGAAGAAAGCTAAAAAAGCGAAAGCTCCCGCAGATAAAGCTGCAACCAATGCAGCTCGCAAGTACGGCGAGCAGGAACGCTATTACTACGACTACGATGATCTGGCAAAGATCACCGGGAAGAGTCGAAACGCTCTTTACCAAGCGACAGCGAGAGGCACGCTCGATCCGTCAGATTTCGAAGCGGTGCTGTACTTTGTGGCACGGCACGCCACGCTGGATCGGAAGAAGAAATTTGTCGAGTACATCTTGGATCCTAGCAGCGGCGCGAACCCCGCGAAAAAGAAGTAGAGCTACCGCCTTTCCGCCCTGCAGGCGGCGCAATCATCTTCATTGTTGTCTTGCGATTTCCGCTGCGCAAGTAGCTTCTCGCATGCGGCAATGACTTCGCGCAAACGCTGCGACGTTAGCCCGCTCAAAATCTCTAGAAGGTAATTCATCCGCCTCGCCCGCTTTGGTTTCTATTGTTGCCTGTGATCATTGCCCGCTCTCCGCCTCGCTTGCTGTAATGGCTGGCTGTGGTGGCTGGCTCGTGGAGT